AAGCCTCTTGAGAGAGAGGACTACCAAATGTTTAAAGCTGTTTACATACCAAGAGATACCGTATATGTAGATCCTAGTACTATAGGTACAACTACTGATCCTACGGATGAGGAACTAAACTAAATGTGTTGTATATTTGTTAAACTAAAAAACCAATTATGAAATTGCACGGAAAAAGAATTCTCATTGAGAAGCCTATGAAGCCTGAGTCTCAGGTGTTATTAACTGAAGAGTCAGAAGCTGCTATGGAACAGCAGTGGATGAAGAGCTGGACTAAACTTAATGTACACGCTGTAGGTTCTGATTGTACTCATGTACAAGCTGGAGACCTGGTGTATGTAGGTAATGCGTTAGCTAATGCAGAAATCATTGACATTGATGGTACTCTATATTTTCTAGTTAACGAAGCTGCTGTCTGTATTACTTGGTAGTATGAAAGAAGTATTAGAAGAACTTGTTATGCAGATGGACAATTTGCGTAATAACAAAACTGTGCCCTATTTAAACCCATACAAGGGTATAGATGATTGCATTGAATTAGTACGGAAAAAGATTAAAACCTTAAAGAATGAAGACTGAGTATAGAAATCGTTATGGTGATCTAATCATCTTTGAGAAGAAAGACAATGTAATAGAGATGACTGGGTTTGCTGATGGCTACCGTGTAGGTGGATGGCCTGGTGAAGTAGGCATGCCTAACTATAAGTTCTCTATGATTGACCCTAGTGGTGGACCATATATTACTGCGCAGGCTGAATGGCATGGTGAGGAGATGAGTGGTACAGATATGGGATCTTTCCTACCAGAGTGGGCAGGTCTTAAGATAGAGTACATTACAGTGGAAGAAGGGTTAGCTAAATTACATTTATGTCATTGACAAAAGAGAACGAGGACAGACTCAAGATTGCTAATCTTGTAGTGTGGTTACAGATGGCTGTGTTTGCAGCAGATGAGACAACGCATATTAAGTGGTTTAATAGGCATAAGACAAAGAATATTTTAAATAACTTTAATGATATCGTGGTTAAAGAACACGGTCCATTACTGAAAGCATTCTGGGATATACCTGACCAAATAGACATGGTAGAGATGTCTAATAGATTGAGCAAGTTTGCAGAGCTCATAACAGATATGGATTATCTGGAGATGCAAGAGTGTGCAGAATTAATAGAGAAACATTTAAAACAAAAAAGAAATGGAAACGTTTAATGTATTTGATGTATGTGTATTTGCATTTACTGGTTTAAGTGCTGGTATGGCTATAGGTGTAGCCCTTAGAAATAAGAAGATTACTAATCTTCAGGATGAACTAGACTATCTAGAAAATAAGTACACCAATTTGGTAGATGGTTATACTGATTGTATTATTGAGAAGCACAAGTTACAGTTTGAGAAGTATTTAAAACCTATTCCTCCAGTTAAGAAGGAAGATGTTGTTACTACCGCCCCTGCTAGAAAGCAAGCCGGAAGACCTAAAGGAAGTAAGAATAAAACTAAAGAGAATGTCAAATCAACTACCCGTAAGTATACGCGCAAAAGTAGTAAATAAGAATTTAGAGATAGATCCTTTGGGATCTGCTAAGTTAGGTTTGTTTATCAAGGGCTTGCAAGACGGAGAGATGGTTACAATCACCTATGAAGTTATCTCTAATGATGCTAGCTATGCCCAAATGAGCAAACTGCACAAACATATTCGTGAACTTGCAAACTATACTGGTGACACCTTTGAAGACATGAAGCTTCAAGTTAAACTACGTGCTGGTCTATGTACTGACAAAGACTGTAGATCTTTTAGTGATTGTTCTAAAGAAGAACTCTCTATGGCTATCCAAGCCAGTATAGAAATAGGAGAACTAGTAGGGTTTAGTCTTTATTGACTTTCTCCCCTGTCTCTATATCTACATTTATCTTTTCAGTATGACCCTGTTTTCTAGCTTCCTCTTCTACAAATAGTAAGAAAGACAGCAGGGTTCTGAAGTGATATGAGTGAGCATCTTCATTATCCTTACCTTCCTTTATGTTATTAAGAATCTGTTGAAAGTGTTCACCATCTTTAACAGGGAAGAACTCAAGCATAAATTGATTAAATCTGAAATAGAAATCTACTGGAAGTTTGACATCTATCACAGTGTCTTTTTTCAGTATTTCTATTTCTCTGGTCTTTGGTTTTTGCTCACTCATAAAATTAATTTTAAACAAAGCTATGTTAGATACAGTAAATATACAAGAAGTACAGGATAAACTGTATGAAAAGTTAAAGGAGTCTGGGTGGTCATCTAGACTTAAAACGTTTATGATAAGTGATGATATGACAAAGATCTTATCTACACTACTCAAAGAAGCAATGGATAACAAAAGATTTACCCCTCAAGTAAAAGATATCTTTAATGCATTTGAAGAATGTCCATTTGATACTACACGAGTTGTACTCATAGGACAGGACCCTTACCCCACATTAAATGCAGCTGATGGTTTAGCCTTTAGTTGCAGCAAGTCATCTATTCAAAAGTCTTTATCATACATGCATGATTCTATTAAGAAGACTGCTGTACCTGGATATATTGGAGACGGTGATCTCAGACCGTGGGCTAAACAAGGTGTATTATTACTTAATACAGCTTTTACTACTACTCTTAGTAAACCTGGTACTCATCAGTTACTTTGGCGTCCGTTCTTTGTACAAGTGTTAGATAGTTTGATTTGGGAGAAACCCGGATTAATCTATGTATTCCTTGGTAAGAAAGCACAAGAGTATGCTGACCTGGTACCTGATAACAACTACAAGATCCTAGTATCTCATCCTGCAAGCGCTGCTTATAGTAACCTTGAAGAATGGGACTGTGAAGACATGTGGAACCGTATTAATAAATACCTAGAACAAGATGCCCAAAGACCCATATCCTGGTAGAATTAAGGTTAAACTTGTAATGGATCCAAGGTTTGGTGAAGTACAGTTTGAAATAGAAGGAACAAATATTAAAAACAAATGTCTGTATGATGCGCTATCTGAACATGGTATTGAGCTTAAAAGAGCTAAGTATATTGTAGAAGATGTAACCAAGTGTACAAACACTGGTAAGTTTTATCATATGGAACCAATAGATTATGTAAAGTATGGCAGAGAAAGACGTTATGAAGCTGAGAGGGAATATCAAGCAAGATTTGGCCCAGCTCAATTATGATTTGAACCTAGTAATTTCTAAGTTCTTTAATAGCCTTCAAAAGGATTTGAATAAGTATGATAAGTTCATAGGTAATTCTCATTCTATTATACCAGGTATAGATAACTTTCAGATTGTAGTTGATTTAGCTGAGGAGTTGTACCCTGATGATAAACCGTTTACTAAGAATATGAAGTGGCGTAAGACCCAGATTATTATCATTAGGCAATGTTGTTATCTAATAGGTAATGAACTTGGTTTAAGTTATTCTCATATGGTGAGAGTTCTTAATCAGAATCACGGAGAAAAAGTTACTCATCATGCTACTATGCTGCACGGTGTAAAGAAAACTCGTAATGCATTAGAAATCAAAGACAAAGCTGTGTTACCTATATGGAGTAATCTAATAGCTAAGATGCAAGAGAGAAACTTCTCAAAAACGTTTGTATCTTTAGATCAAGTTGATGCCCTATGAAAGAACTGTTTGAATATCTAGAAGCTAAAGATATAAGACCTAATGGTCTCTATGTCTTATGGTGTTTATCTAATCAACGTAAGTCTGTTCTTACTAATGCGGAAGTACATGCAGAACTAAGAAGATTAGTTAACTTAGGTTTTATAAATACTGACTACAGTGTAACCGCAGAAGGCTTTCAAGTTCTCTCATTTATACCAACAAGTGAAGGACAAGCTGTACCTGATGTTACTCCTGTAGGTAGTATGGATAATATAGATACTTTTGTTTCTATATTCCCCAAGGGTAAACTACCCAGTGGTAAACCTGCTAGAGTAAACAAGAAGAATCTTGAAGAATCTTTTAAGTGGTTCTTTAAGAACTATACGTATGATTGGGACACTATCTTACGTGCAACATGGTACTACATAGAGACCTATGAAAAGGCTAACTATATGTACATGAAGAACTCACAGTACTTTATACGCAAACAGAACACGGATAAATCTTGGGACTCTGAACTTGCTAACTACTGTGAGATAATTATTAACGGAGATGATGAGCCTGCAACTCCTCATTTTACAGACAAAGTAGTATGACGCAAAGAAAATTTGAGAAGATAATGCTAATGATATTAGCATCTGTAGTTATGAGTGTAGTGTGCTGGAGTTTAATAGATAATTTAATTATTCCTGTTACTTTTTTTGAGTACATTTTAATTGAAATTCTCTTGCTTTTTGCATACAAATCTTATATATTTGTAGTCAAGCAGATTCATGCTATAGAAGAATAATCCTGTATATTTAATGTCTAAGCAACACCTTTGGAAAAGTCAAAAGGAAGGGTATAATGACTCCTTACGTTACCTGAAAGGTAGAATGGAGGGTGTTATTAAATCCATTAGGACACCATGGGATAAGTTTAATGACGCTACAACTGACGGTCTAGAATGGCACTCTATGACAGTTATAGGTGGAAGACCTGGTAGCGGGAAAACTCTTATTAAAGACCAAATAGTAAGAGAAGCATTTAAACTTAACCCAACTGAGAGTTTTCGTGTGTTAGAATTTCAATTTGAAATGCTGGCGCGTACCTCTGCAATAAGAGAATATAGTAGTGTACTTGGTAAGTCCTACAAGTATCTCTGTAGTGCAGATGGTAAGCTTACACTAGATGACCTTCAGATATGTTACAACTATGCAAAAGAGAAGGTTGTATTACCGATTGATATAGTTGAGGAACCAATCACCGTAAATGAGTTTAAGGAAGCTGTTGCTGACTACATGAAAGCACACATGATCTTAAATGACAATGGAGAATATGAGTTCACAAAAACTATTATTACTCTTGACCACTCTTTGCTCTTGAAGAAAGCACCATTTGAGAAGGACAAGTTTGATACCTTGTATAACTTAGGAGAAGCTATTACGGAACTTAAACGTAAGTATCCAATAGCCTTCATTATCCTGACTCAGTTAAACAGGGGTATTGATAATCCTGAAAGAAATGAAGACGGTAAGTATGGTAACTACATACTTGAGTCTGATATCTTTGGATCAGATGCCTTACTTCAACACTCTGATACTCTAATAGGTATCAACAGACCAGGTAAACAGAAGATCAAACTGTATGGTCCTGATAGATATCTAATAGAGGATGACAAAGTTTTAGTATTACACTTTTTAAAATGTAGGAATGGTGATAACCGTATGAGCTTCTTTAAAGCACAGTTTGAAAGAATGCGTATTACAGAGATGCCTACTCCTCCACAGCAAGAAAAAAGACAAAAGATTTAATTATGGCAATAAGTACAAGCAACCCCGGTCAAGTAATGACAACGGAAGACAGAAAGATTAAGATCGCAGAACTAAGAGATCATCATCAACCTATTTTTGATGCACTTGATGTAAGCAATGCACTCTTCTTTCCTAAAATGGCATACAGACCAAAGGATAAGAATGAGAAACATCTTAGTTTCTTTCCTAGTGAATTGAAACGTGGATATGATATCTACACAGAGTTTGTTAGTCGTGAGTATGAAGCAGAGGATCAAGAGCGTACACTATGGAAGTGGCGTTTTAATCCACACTGGGAAGAAGAATATGAGGCTACCAAAGATCTACAACCTAGATATCTTATTCCTGTATCTGAACTAATCAAGGTTACACCACCTAAGAAACCTATTACTAAACAAACTGATTTCTTTGACGATGAGTTTAGTGTTTCAGGTGATGATGCACCATTTAGTGAAATGACCATCAGAGACTTAGCAGCTATCCTTATGAGAGAGCCTATAAGTAAGAAAGAATGGTTAAATAATTTAATAAAGTAACATGGAAATTAAACTCCCTACTGGTAAGGTTCCAGCTGAGGCATTGAGCCCTAGGAACCTGATTATCTTTTCAAAGCCAAAGACTGGCAAGACTACACTATTATCACAGCTTGATAACTGTTTGATCTTAGATCTTGAGAAAGGTTCTAAATATCTTGAGGCAATGAAGGTTGAGGCCAACTCAATTGCTGATATCAAAGCTGTAGGTAAAGCTATTAAAGAAGCTGGTAATCCCTATGCTTACATTGCTGTAGATACCATCACTGCATTAGAAGAGATGTGTATTCCTTACGCTGAAGAGTTGTACATGAAGACCCCTATGGGTAAGAACTGGCCAACTGATGGTAAGCCTAAGTATGGAACCATCATAGGACTACCTAATGGTGCCGGTTATCAGTATCTTAGAGAAGCTTTTACTAAAGTTGTAGCTTACATTCAAACGTGGGCACCAAGAATAATACTGGTAGGACACGTGAAAGATACCGTTCTGGAGAAGAATGGATCTGAATTCAATGCCTTAGATCTAGACTTGACAGGTAAACTTAAAAGGATTACCGCATCTAACTCTGATTCTATAGGCTACCTTTACAGAAAAGGAAAGCAAAACATCTTGAGCTTTAAGACTAGTGATGACATCGCATGCGGTGCAAGACCTAAGCATCTAAGTAATCAAGAGATAGTTCTTTCTGAAGTTGATAAGAATGGTGAGGTAACTACTCACTGGAATAAAATTTATGTTGATTAATATTAAGTAAAATGATAAGTACAAACATCCCAGACGAAGGCTCAAGCAGCGTATCAAAAGTTCTACAACCAGGTAACCACACTGTTACTGTTAACTCTGTTAGATTAGATGCACCACCATATAATAGAAGCGCTTATAGTTTAGTTCTATTACTAGAAGGTCCTGATATGGGTGAAGGTTTTGAAGGTTTCTTCTTTAACAAAGACAATGAATCTTTAGGACGTCACAAAGGTCAGGTAGCATATGTTAAAACATCTCAGTATGCATATGCTGATACTACAACTAAAACGGGTGTAGTAATCAACCGTGACATGGAGATTGTGAAAGCTCTAAAGAATCTATGCCGCGCTCTTAATTGTCTTGACTGGTTTCAAGCAGAAGATATGAAGCATGAGACTGTAGAAAGTCTTGTTGAAAAGTTCAATCAGGATAAGCCATTTGGTGATAACCAATTGAGTTGCTGCATCGGTGGTTCTGAGTATACTAACAAGCAAGGTTATACTAACTTTGATTTGTATTTTGTTAAACCAGGTAGAGGTCAGTATGCATATGAGCCTGCTAACACTCCTGTTAATGAAAGCAAACTAGTAACTTTTGATGCTGATACACATATCAAAAGAAAGAAAGTTGAGACTGTTGCTTCCTTTGGTGATGGTGTAACTACCTCATCTTCAGTAGGTGACGATTTTCAGATTTAATTAATTTGATAATTGATGGAAAGGGGAGTATCTTCACTCCCCTTTTTGTCATTATAATAATACTATGATTAGAACTAAATCTCTTGTTGATTCTCTTAGTGATGTACCATCTAACTGGGTATTTGAAAACTACTGCGGTCTTAGTGAAAGACTTACAGGTCAAGATGTAAAGATTAAGTCTCTGTTCAATCAAACAGAACGTACTCCTAGCTTTGTGATATTCTTTAATGATAACAAGTATTTCTATAAGGATTTCTCTAGCGGTAGGGGTGGTAATGGTTTTAATCTTGTAATGAATCTTTTCAATCTGACATCTTCTCAAACTGTAGCCAAGATCTTGTTTGATTATAATGAGTTTATGTTAAGCGGTAAGACAGCACTAGATATAAATTCATTTAAGAAGCAAGCTAGATACCAGGTTAAAGATTATAAAGCTAGACAGTGGGTTAAAGGTGATGCAGAATTCTGGACTTCATTTGGTGTTGACTCTGATACATTATCTAAGTTCAAGGTTATACCTGTAGATAGTTACCGTATGGAGAAAGAGACAGGTGAGAAACTAACTATCAATGGTCCTAACATATATGCATATACCAGATTAGATGGTACAGTATATAAGGTATATCAACCTAAAGTTGCTGAACATAAGTTCCTAAAGGTTAAGAACTATATCCAGGGTACTGACCAGTTAAAGTTTGATCAACCTAATCTTGTAATCTGTAGTTCTTTAAAGGATGCCATGTGTCTTACTAAGTTTGGTTATAACACTGAAGTTGTAGCACCAGATAGTGAGAATACATTAATACCTCCTGGAGCTATTGCAATGTATCAGCTCAAGTATAAAACTATATGTACTCTCTTTGATAATGATGACGCTGGTATTAAAGCCGCAGAGAAGTATCAAGAGCAGTATAATATCCCGGGTGTTATCTTACCTATGTCTAAGGATCTATCTGATTCTGTTAGAGACTATGGTATACCTGAGACTAGAAAAGTGTTACACCCTTTATTAAAAGAAGCATTAAAAAAATAAAATTATGGGAATTTCATATGAAACGCAAGTAGAAGAATGTCGCTCTTTAACTAGACATGAGCGTCTTCGTGAGATAGTTGGAAAGTATTGTCTACCTGACCAAGCTGATAAGGTAATCCTTACAGTATTAGCTGATGTTCAGGGTTATGATGATGCAGATACTTATCGTAATGTTAACAATATTATAAAAGAACTTGCAACAAGTAACTTAGGTATAGAATGAGTTGGATATATCAGCATAAAGAATTTACCGAGGAGATGATTCCTGATGGTGCTGTAGGATTTGTATACCAGATGGATGTTATCATAGATGGTGAACGCAAGTCCTACATTGGCAAGAAGAACTTCTTTGCGGATGTTAAGACAAAGCTTTCTAAGAAGGCTATGCCTACTGACAAACGCAAGAAGACTTACAAGCGTGTAAGAAAAACTGTATATCAAAATTACTATAGTA